GCTACCGTGACAACGCCATCACATACAAAGGCCAGCGGAACGCCGCCAGAAATGAACTGTCGCTGGCGAACTCGACAATTACTGACATGCAGACGCGTCAGCGGGACGTTGCCGCGCTGGATGCGAAATACACCGGAGAATTGGAAGATGCAAAGGCCACTATTAATCAGCTTGAGCGTGATGTTGTTGCTGGCAAGCGTCGGTTGCAGCTCAACGCCACCTGTCAGGCCGTGCACGAAACCACCAGCACCGGCGAGCTGGGCAATGCAACCGGTCCCCGACTTAATGACACCGCTGAACGGGATTATTTCACTCTCAGAGAGCGAATCGAAACAGTAACGAGGCAGGTTGGTTACCTCCAGGACTACATCAACACCCAGTGTATGAAATGATGTGTCCCACAAATACACAAACAGAGCCTGACTTCGGTCGGGCTTTTTTATACCTGAATTTCACCGCGCACCGCATGCGCACAAAAACCACCGAACCAGACCCTTTGGAATGAGCCGTTGAGGATGTCAGTTAGTGCTGGCGAGCCTCGGTGGGCTGACTTCCTATGCGGCAACGGTTCATCTCAAAGAGCAGGTAAACGTAATGAAAGAAGCAGTGTTAGTCCAGGAGTTCGACTTCTCTAAGATGGTGATGGCTATCCAAGGGAAGGCGTTCACGACCAGTCAGAAGATCGCTGATTACTTCGGAAAACGACATGATAACGTGTTGAGAAAAATTCGGCAGGTGAAGTCAGAATGTCCTCCAGAATTTGCCGCACTCAATTTTGAGGAGACTGATTTCATTGATAAAAATGGCGAAGCGCAGCCAATGTTTAAACTGACAAAAGATGGTTACATGTTGGTAGTGATGGGTTTCACTGGCGCGGCGGCCACGCTAATCAAAGTGCGATACATTCAGGCATTTAACTGGATGGCAGATCAGTTGACTCGCTGGCATGAGATGGGTGAGCAGGCTCAGCACCGCCATGCGTTAAAGGTCGCCAAGTCAGAAGTGAAGGCCCGCATCGGTAGCAAGATGATGAATGCACGCAAGCGCGAAAAGAAACTGCTTGCGATGGAATTCGAACAGATCCTATCGCTGACACAACCAAAACTGATTTTCACCGAGTGATGTCATTACAAGGCAGTCAAAACCCATCCAAGTTCCGCGAGGAATGGGATAAGCAGACCGAAAACAAGTAGGTCATTACAGAAGCTGCTTCTGCGAGTGGCTTCGATAATGACATGAGCACCTGAATAAGCGAGGTGATCAATCTTGCTGACGGGTAAGCCGTAAGTGGCTAAGCACATCTGAGAAGCAGAGCAAACGCTGCGATAAGGCGAAGAGGTAACCATGCCTGACATCTACCAAATCACGCTAACCACCCAAACAGGCGAAACCTTCACGGGAAAGATGTCACGACGCCAGCCTGAGCTGGTTAACGGCTTTGTACCGCTGGCAGCCGATTACTGCTCACAATGCAGTGACCTCGAGTTCTGCGCGCTGGTGGAACATGAGCTATACCACATCGCCCAGGCCACCGATGATTTCGGCGCGCCCAAGTTCAACAAAGAGACCGGGCAGCCAGTGCTGACACTGCGCGGCCACGATGTCGAAGAATTCACTGGTGTCGTACGTCGATACGGTGCCAGCAAAGAAGTACAGGAGCTCGTTGATGCGGCCAATGCGCCAGCAGAAGTGGCTCACATTGATATAGCCAGGTCATGCGGGACATGCATGCTAAAGCTGGCCTAGCAATATGACTGATTATGACAGGCAGGTAATCCATGGCGACACTGAAAGGTGAGGTCAAAGCCTTCATCGTTCAGTCCCTTGCCTGCTTCGATACCCCATCCCAGGTGGTTGAGCTGGTCAAAAAAGAATTTGGCCTGAGCATCACTCGTCAGCAGGTCGAATCCCACGACCCGACGAAAGCAAACGGCAGGGGGCTGGCGCAGAAATGGGTAGAGCTTTTCAACGATACCCGCAAGCGCTTCCAGACCGAATTAAGCGACATTCCGATCGCCAACAAAGCATATCGTCTCCGTGCACTTGACCGGATGATGACCCGCGCCGAGGGAATGAAAAACATGGCGTTGGCTGCTTCGCTGATGGAGCAGGCCGCCAAAGAGGTTGGTGACGCATATAGCAACAAACAGAAGGTCGAGCACACCAGCCCGGATGGCAGCATGTCACCGAGACCGACGACAATTCGCCTGGTAGGAGTTGACCCAGCCAATGGAAAGCCAAGTTGACCTCCAGATACCGGCCAAGTTAGTCCCCGTATTCGCGACAGAAGGGATCCGCTATCGTGGCGCTCACGGTGGGCGCGGTTCCGCCAAGACCCGCACTTTTGCACTTATGACCGCCGTTAAGGCTTACCAGGCGGCAGAGGCCAATATCAGCGGAGTAATCCTTTGCGCCCGCGAATACATGAACTCGCTGGAAGAGTCCTCCATGGAGGAGGTGAAGCAGGCTATTCGTTCAGTGCCTTGGCTTGATGATTACTTCGATATTGGCGAGAAATACATCAGGACAAAAAACCGCAGGGTCAGCTACGTATTCTGCGGTCTTCGCCATAACCTGGACAGCATCAAATCCAAAGCACGAATTCTTGTGGCCTGGGTTGATGAGGCCGAGTCGGTATCCGCTACTGCTTGGAAAAAGCTTCGCCCGACAGTTCGAGAAGAAGGCTCAGAGATTTGGGTCACCTGGAACCCGGAGAAGGAAGGCAGCGCCACCGATAAGCTCTTCAGAAAGAACCCGCCAAAAAGCTCGATGATTGTCGAGATGAACTATGTGGACAATCCATGGTTCCCTGCGGTGCTCGAGGAGGAGAGGCAGGAAGACCTGGCAAACCTCGATTACGCGGACTATGCGTGGATCTGGGAAGGAGCTTACCTCGAAAACTCCGACAAGCAGGTGCTGGCAAACAAATACGTCGTGCAGAGCTTCGAAGACGATCTCTGGCAGAAATCAGAGCGTTTGTTGTTTGGCGCCGACTTCGGATTCGCGAAGGACCCCAGCACGCTCATTCGCATGTTTATCCTGGATAACAACCTCTACATCGAATACGAGGCTTACGGAAACGGCGTTGAGCTCGACGACATGTGGAAGTTCTACGCCGGGAAAACAGACGCCACGCCGAAGCAACTTATCGACTGGAAGGTTACCGATGAGGCCAAATTCCCAGGCATCCCTGAAGCGCGAAAATGGCCTATCAAAGCCGACAACTCTCGCCCTGAGACTATCAGTCACATCAAAGGGCAGGGGTTCAATATCTCCGCTGCTCAGAAGTGGCAGGGTAGCGTAGAGGACGGCATCACCTGCCTGCGCGGGTTTAAGAAAATCATCATCCATCCACGCTGCAAAGAAACAGCGAAAGAGGCGCGGCTTTACTCGTACAAAACAGACCGCATCACTGGCGAAGTTCTGCCAGTTATCGAAGACAAAAACAACCACTGTTGGGATGGTGTCCGGTACGGTCTGGACGGGTATATCAAACGCAAACCTCAGTCGATGGGAATGATGATTCCAAAACGCCTGCAAGGGAGATAAGCATGGCAGATAAATGCAAATGCCCTGGCTGCGAGAGAAAGCGCAATGGATGGCCTGGTTATCAGCCATGCGCGTCGAAATCTTCTGGAAAGGTATTACCACCACCAAAACAACCATAAGGGAGCGCGGACATGACCGAATATTGGTGCTGCGCCTGTGGGAAAATCATCAGATTCGAAAGAGTCATGCCTCTAAATTACATCCCAAGGCACTGTCGCACTCTGATGATCAGAAAAATTGAATCATTCACACCGGCAAAAGGACCAAAAATCCCGCCGCTGAAACGCTGACGGACAAACCATGACTGACAAATTAACTCTCGCCGTCAACCATGCGTTGAACGATGCGCGGATGGCGCGCGCCCGTATGTGGCTGATGGCGCCTACAATGGGGCTGGACAATAAGCGCCATTCTGCATGGTGCGAGTATGGCTTCCCTGAGCAGGTAACCTACGAAAACCTCTACGCCCTGTACCGACGCGGCGGTATTGCCCACGGCGCCGTAGAGAAGTTGGTGGGCAAGTGCTGGCAGACTAACCCGGAAATCATCGAGGGTGACGATGCCGACGAGAGCGAAAACGAAACAACCTGGGAGAAAAAGGCGAAACAGGTATTCACAAACCGATTCTGGCGCTCATTCTCTGAGGCCGATCGCCGTCGTCTGGTGGGCCGTTATGCTGGCATACTTCTGCACGTCCGCGATGAAAAATACTGGAACCTTCCGGTAACCAAAGGGCGAGGTCTTCAGAAAATATCGGTGGCGTGGGCCGGATCGCTTACGGTGAGCGAGTGGGACACTAGCCTGAACTCGAAGACGTACGGCCAGCCTAAGATGTGGCAGTACGCCGAACGGTTGCCGAATGGTTCAAGTCGCCGTGTCAACATCCACCCCGATCGCGTTTTCATCCTTGGAGATTACTCAGACGATGCTATTGGCTTCCTTGAGCCAGCTTATAACGCCTTCGTGAGTCTTGAGAAGGTAGAAGGCGGGTCTGGTGAGTCATTCCTGAAGAACGCCGCTCGCCAGCTTAATGTCAATTTTGAGAAGGAAATCGACTTCAACAATCTTGCGTCGCTTTATGGCGTGAGCATTGACGAGTTGCAGGATAAGTTTAACGAAGTTACCTGGGAAATGAACCGTGGCAACGATGTTCTAATGACGACGCAAGGGGCTACGGTCACTCCGCTGGTGACTGCTGTGGCTGATCCGTCAGCGACCTATAACGTCAACCTGCAAACCGCTGCCGCCGGAGTTGATATCCCGACGCGCATTCTGGTTGGTAATCAGCAGGCCGAGCGCTCCAGCACCGAAGACCAGAAATACTTTAATGCACGCTGCCAGTCGCGCCGTGTGGATCTTTCTTTCGAGATTGAAGACTTCTGCGACAAGCTTATCAGCCTGCAGATCGTCGACTCAGTCAGCCAGAAGTCTGTCATCTGGGATGACCTGAACGAACAGACCGGCACTGAGAAGCTCACCAATGCCAAGACCATGGGCGAGATTAACCAGACCATGCTGGGCGGCGGTGAAGAACCGGCATTCAGCCGTGAAGAGATTCGTACAGCTGCTGGCTATGACAATGACGACGAAGAGCCTTTAGGAGAAGAGGATGGCGACGAAGAAAACGAAGCCACCAATTCTACCGCGTAACTATCAGGATCCGACCGGAGCCGATGCGCTGGAACGCCGGGCAATGAAAGACTTCGCCAGGCGGATGAATAAGATTGGCAAGGCGTACAAATCAGCACTCGACAAAATACCTTCCTCCCTCGCAGTAAACGCCAGATACGAATACCAGCTAAACCCGACGCTACTCTCCATCATCCTGAACGATGCCAGTTACCTGGTGGATCAGGTGCTGCTTGAAGGTGGCGACTACGACCTGTGGTTTTACGAGTACATCGATCTGGCTTCGGAGAAGGGGACCGGGCAGTCGTTCTACAACCTTAGCCAGCAATCCCCGGTGTACGCATCCGGGCGGGAATCGCTGGCGTCCATCCTCGCAAGCGATCCGTACCAGCAACGAATGGCGCTGGTGCATGCCCGTGTGTTTGAGGAAATGAAGGGACTGAGCGCAGATGTTAAGCGCGACATGGCCCGTGTGCTGACTGATGGGGTGGGGCGTGGGCTCAATCCGCTGGACATTGCCCGCAACCTGACAGATCAGACCGGCATCGAGAAACGCCGGGCGAACCGGATAGCACGCACTGAAGTGACTACCGCGCTGCGTCGCGCACGATGGGATGAGGCCGAATCATCGATGGATGATCTCGGTTTAAACATCAGGCTTCTTCACCTTTCAGCATTAAGCCCCACAACGCGAATAAAGCACGCTCTGAGACACGCGCACACATACACAGTTCAGGCAGTAAGGGATTGGTATGCAGTTGATGCTAATGCAATTAACTGTAAGTGCGGTCAGGTTGAGGTGCTGGTGGATGCAGACGGCAATCCGCTATATCCGAACGTCATCGAAATGGCTAAGAAGGAATTCGACAGCCACTGGAAAAAGATGAAGGTCAATCATTCAGCTTGTCACTGCTGCAAAAAGGCAGCTTGAGGTTTAACCATGCCAATGCAGGTCAATATCACCACGAAGGTGAACAGTCAGTCTATCCGGCGTGAAACATACAACGGTCGTGAGCACCTGGTGCTGCCGAGCTACACGCTGCCGGCGAACGTCGTCATGAATGGCGGGCTGTACACGCAAGAGCAAATCGACGCCCACTATAAAGGGCTGGAAGGCACCCTGGCACCGCTGGGTCATCCTCAGGTTAACGGTCAGTTCGTGTCTGCTTTCTCCCCAGAGGGGATTAACGCAGGCCATATCGGCGCGTGGAACCGCAACGTTAAGAAGTCAGGTAATCGCATCTACCTCGAAAAGTGGGTTGATGTGGCCCGCGCCGGTGAGTCTGAAGGGGGCAGGGAGCTTCTTGAGCGCGTCGCAGCTATTGAGCGTGGAGATGACGTTCCGCCTATTCATACCAGTGTCGCCGCTTTCCTCGACCAGCTTGAGCCTAACGAACAACAGAGAGCTACGGGCGCAGAGTGGGTGGCGAAGATTTACAGCATGGACCACGACGCGATCCTGCTGCACGAAGTCGGAGCGGCCACCCCTGAGCAAGGCGTTGGCCTGATGGTTAATGCCGATCTTGCTCAGCCGCTTAAGGCGAACTCCGGCGCGCTAGTGGGTGAATCCTACCGGGAGCGCGAGCAGCGTCTCGATCGGGCGGCCAAAGCTAAGTTTGCGGCGGGCGCGGATGAATACGCATGGGTTGCTGACTTCACTGACTCGCAAGCGGTAATCATCCGCAACGGCGGCACCGCTGAGGTGTTTGGCTACAAGTCTGAGGGCGGCGTTATCACCTTCGACGACACCGGCACCGCAGTAGCGCGCCAGGAGTCATGGGTGGCCGTCGTAGCCAACAAATTCAAAGCTCTATTCACACCGCAGGAACAGCCTGCACCAAACCACAAAACGGAGGGCGACATGCCTTTAACCAAAGAAGAACTGGAACAAATCGGCAGCATGATCGGCCAGGCTGTTGCGACCAATACTGAAGCGGCTATTAAGCCTCTCGCGGAAAAGGTTGATGCGCTGCAGGCCAATCAGAAGCAACTCGCGGAAACCCTGACCGCCAACTCTCGCGCTGAAGAGAAAACAAAGCGCGAAGCGGTTGCCAAGGTCTATGGCGATATCGTGGCTAACGCGCTGTCTGGCGAAGCTCTGGACGCGATGTTCAAGTCGCTGGGCGAAGCTGCTCCGCTGGGCACCAACAATGCACAGCAGCACAAAGAAACCGGCGCACCAGCCGCAGACGAACACTTCAAGTAAGGAGCCGGAATAATGCCACGTTATCGTCGCGTTAATATCGACGGTCAGTCTCTGTACAAGACCGAAACCCGCACAACGGCCGCCGCGTTGCTTCCTGGCACCGCCGCAACCATCAACTCATCCGATAAATTCGCTCAGGCCACCGCGCTAACCGGCCGCCTGTACATCATCGATGTCGGTTATCACCAGGGCCTGACTATCACTGAATCAATCCCTGCCGGTGATTCGGCTGTCGGCAACTACGTCGAAGAAGGCCGCGAGCTGGCGCTGCGTTGCCTGCCTGGTGCCTATAAGAAAGACAGCCCGATCAAGCTGGGAACTGCCGGTCAGTTCACCCTTGCCACCTCCGATACTGATTCAGTGATCGGCTACAGCCAGGATGAATACACCATCGCGGCCAGCACCACCGACTTCATTCGCGTGCGCATGCGCGTTGGCACTGTCGCCGCAGCTGGCGCGTAACAAAAGGACAAACACATATGTACTTCTCTAAAGAGACGCTGGCGACTAACTCCCGCCTCGGCGGGCACTGGAGCGAACTGTGGGCAAACCGCAACATGTGGAACCTGCAGAACGATTCCATCATTGCGGCTAACCGCGCAATCATGACGCCTGACATGCTGGCTTGTAACGCTGTTGGCGGTTTCTCCCGTGACTTCTGGGCTGAGATTGACAACCAGGTGCTGCAACTGCGCGATCAGGAAGTTGGCATGGAAATCGTGAACGACCTGATCGGCGTTCAGACCGTGCTGCCGGTCGGTAAAACCGCCAAGCTTTATAACGTGGTTGGCGACATCGCTGACGACGTGTCAGTAAGCATCGATGGTCAGGCGCCGTTCTCCTTCGACCACACTGACTACGCGAGCGACGGCGATCCGATTCCGGTGTTCACTGCTGGTTACGGTGTTAACTGGCGTCATGCTGCTGGCCTGAACTCTGTTGGCATTGATCTGGTGCTGGACTCGCAGATGGCGAAGATGCGTAAGTTCAACCAGAAGCGCGTCAACTACTATCTGAACGGCGATTCAAAAATTCAGGTTCAGTCCTATCCGGCGCAGGGCATCAAGAACCACCGCCACACCAAGAAGATTAACCTTGGGTCTGGTGCTGGTGGCGCGAACATCGACCTGACCACCGCTGACATGACCGCGATCTTCGCGTTCTTCGGTAAAGGCGCATTCGGTACCACCGCACGCACGAACAAAGTCGCTGCATACGATGTGATGTGGGTTTCCCCGGAAATCTGGGCGAACCTGGCGCAGCCGTACGTGGTCAATGGAGTTGTAAGCGGCACTGTGTTGCAGGCTGTTCTGCCGTTCGCGCCGGTGAAAGAAATCCGCATGAGCTTCGCACTGTCCGGTAACGAGTTTATCGCGTACGTTCGTCGTCGTGACGTGATCTCCCCACTGGTGGGTATGGCTGTCGGCGTTGTTCCGCTGCCGCGCCCACTGCCTAACGTTAACTACAACTTCCAGATCATGTCTGCTGAAGGTCTGCAAATTACCGCAGACGATCAGGGCCTGTCTGGCGTTGTCTACGGCGCTAACCTGGCGTAAGGAAACAGCATGGCTAAATACGAAGTTGTGCGCGCGTGGTTCGGCGTGAAGGTAGGGCAGGTGGTGGAGTTGAAAGAACTGCACCCGGCGCTGAAGTCTAACGTCCGTCTCATGAATGGTGAGGCAGGCGGAGAACTTACCCCGTCGACGCCTGATGCCAGTACCGGTGAGAAATCTCGCAAAGAGATTATTCAGGGCCGCCTTACTGAACTGGGCATTGAGTTCAAAGGCAACCTGGGCGCTGAAAAGCTCAGTGAGCTGTTGCCGGATGGCGAACTCGAAAAGCTTTTCCCTGCTGAATAACAGCCGCCGCTAAGGTGGTTTTTTTATGCCCCGCTCCGGCGGGGTATTTCACGGAGTCGATAATGGTAACTCTCGAACAGGCGAAGGAATATCTGGAGAGCCAGGGAATTACCATTCCCGATTTTGTTCTTCAGGCTCTCGTCGACCAGGCCAACAGTATTCAGGAGTGTCTTGATGCGTATTATCCGGCATCTACCGCGCTGCTGATTCAACTTTATCTGCTGGCGCTTATGGGGCTCGGGCAGGGTGATAAATACATCTCCAGCCAGACAGCTCCAAGCGGGGCGTCTCGCTCGTTCCGGTATCAGTCGTTTACTGACCGCTGGAAAGCTTCTGTAAACCTGTTGCGGGGACTGGATAAATACGGTTGCGCGACCTCTCTGATTCCTGCCGACCCTACAGCTGCCCCGGCATTCGCTGGTATCTGGATCGGGAAGGGCGGCTGCATGTGCGGGGGCAAGTGATGACGTACAAATCAGTTAAGCACGGTCTTCCGCGCTCATTCACCCGCGTCTGGGTGATGACCGACACCGGGCGGGAGACTACCGGCTACGTTAAATCGAATGGCGAGTGGCATATCAACTGCCCGCGAATCCGGGAGACTGGC